ACGGTACTAAAGTGTCTGCATTGGTGTCTAGCTATCGTCACAAGATGTCAGCTAAGTTCGGTGCTGCTCCGTCTGTGAAGAAACTTATCGTGACTGAACTGAAGACGTACAATCCTGACGCTTCAGATGACGATGACGACATCCTCTGATGTCCCTAAGAAGTTACTCATTGATGCTGATTTCTTGATCTACAGTGTAGGTTTTGCAAGTGAGGAAGATTCTGAGAAGTTTGCCAAGAGCAGGTTAGTAGAGGCAATGGAAGATATGGTCTACATCCACCTGAAAGCAGATTCTTATGAAGCCTTCCTAACTGGCAAGAACAACTACCGATACGAAATTGCAAAGACAGTCCCTTACAAGGGTAATCGTAAGGATATGAAGAAGCCTAAACATTACGAGGCTCTTCGATCCCATATGGTGAAACGATTAGGGGCTGTCATTGTAGATGGTCAAGAGGCAGACGATGAAGTAGCTATACGGATGACTAAGGAGCCAGATCAATACTTGCTTGTAGGTGTGGATAAAGACCTAAAGCAGGTCCCTGGATGGCATCATAATCCTCATAAGGCACAGACTGATTATGTCACGGATTTTGAAGGGTATAAAGCCTTTTCGACTCAGCTTCTCACGGGCGACAGGGTGGACAATATTCCCGGCTTGGACAAGATTGGCCCTGTCAAGGCAGCGAAAGCTCTTAAAGATGCGAAGACGAAGGAAGAACTACTTCAAGCAGTCTGGAAGGTATACCAGGAAAAGGAACATGGAATTGAATATCTTACTGAACAAGGTCAGCTCCTGTGGCTCAGACGATACGAAGGCGAGCTATGGCAACCCGACGTAAGCCTTTTACGGCCACCGCAGCGAAGCGAGGACTAGGCCTTACGGCCAAGCAAGCAGGACTGAAGCATGGCTACCGCAGTGGCTTGGAAGAGCGTATTGCGGAGCAGTTGGACAAGTTAGGTGTTGAGTACAAGTACGAAGAAGTCAAGCTTAAGTACATTAAGCCAGCTTCTGAGCACATCTACACACCTGACTTTGTACTCCCTAACGGTATCATTGTAGAGACTAAGGGCAGATTCCTTGCATTGGATCGCCAAAAGCATCTACTGGTTAGGAAGAACAACCCAACATTGGACATCAGGTTTGTCTTTAGTAACTCTAATGCTCGTATCAGCAAGACAAGTAGGACTACTTATGCAGCATGGTGTGAAAAAAATAACTTCAAGTATGCGGATAAAACAATTCCGCAGGAGTGGATAGATGAGTGAGGATCACGATGAATAGTTTCTTTAAGCTTCTTGAAAAGGACTCAGTCAAAGAAGCAATGTACGATGTTGTAGAAGTCTTGGTTGTAGAGCGCCTCAAAGAGCACTACATCATGTGTCTTGACTTTGATGATACCGACAATGCAGGAGCAATTTTGACAGTGCTTAGGTACTTCATGGTCTACGAGGACTTTAAAGCATTTCTTGAAGAGGTCAAAGATGCAGGTTACACTGTTGCACGAGAATACTGACGGATCAGCCTGTTACAGTTTTGATCTAACTGAAGAAGAACGTAATCAGCTTCTTGCTTATGGAATTCTTGAGGCTATCAAGAATGGGATCAAAGAAGGCGAGAAACTTACCTGTGAAGGAAAAGAACTAGATGAAAGTTAACTTGGTATGGGCTACTCCTGATCTGGAGGATAAAGTAGCTTACTGCGCTCGTGTGAGCAATCCCGACAACCAACGTAACTATGAGACTGCTCCAAAGCTTCTGAAGTATCTGATGAAGAATAAGCACTGGAGCCCTTTTGAGATGGCTAACGTATGTATGGAGATTGAGACTACTCGTGATATTGCACGACAGATCCTCCGTCATCGTAGCTTCTCATTCCAGGAGTTCTCACAGCGTTACGCAGTTGCTCAGGAGTTCTCTACACGAGAGTGCCGGATGCAGGATACTAAGAATCGACAGAACAGTCTCGTAACTGATGATCCTGGCTTGCAAGATTGGTGGCAGGCAGCTCAGAATCGAGTAAAGTCTGAGGCTGAGTTCATGTATCAGGCTGCTTTGAATCGAGGTATTGCTAAAGAGCAGGCTCGTGCTTTGCTTCCTGA